CACAAACTATTACATGATGTTCGCTACTTGTACTCGTCTGTAATATCTGTTAGAAGATAATGCAGTTAAGCCATCAGCAGTGATTGAACCAGTACCAGTCACATCGCTACCAGCAAATGGGTTCGCTACTAGACCATATCTAGTTTTGAAACCAATTTTTGGTTGGAATGAGTCTTGTCCTACTGCTCTTACCATTTGTAGTGGCACATATGGGCAATAGAAAATACCAGCGTCATAAGGTGAAGTACCTTTATAACCAACAACATAGTATTGTTTAGCAGGTGAAGCGTTAGACGCCAAGTTTGCAGCATATGGGTCGATATATACTTTGTATTTACCGTTTAATACACCAGCAAAAGTGTTACCTGTGTCATCAACATTTAAATTGTTGTTTAACGCAGGAGTGTAGTCTAAAACACCAGCCATTTGTAATGCAGAGGCAACATCTGAAGAACAGATAATTATATTACCTTTTCCTCTTCTCGTTCTTTGAGCGATAGTGTTTGCGTCTCTCTCTACTTGGAACATTAATCCTTTGAATCTTTCAACAGACCATCTTCCGTTTGAGTCAGTATCTAAATCAAAGATACCAGCAGTTGTTGTGTTAATTGCAGCGTCTGAATTATCGTTATCAGCAGCACCTACTTCAGCGCCTCTGTAAACTGATCTTACAACTTCTCTGTTGATTTCCGCAAGGATTTCAGCAGATAGGATGTTTGATAATTCTGTTTCAGCGTCTAAACCATGGATTGCTTTTAAGTCTTGAGCAAGTTCCATAGTGTATTCAGCTTTAAGAGCTCTTGATTTAGCAGTCACAGTTGATTTCTCAATTGAGAAAGCCATCTCAGCGAAAGCGTTTCCGCTAGCATCGCCTAGAGCTTCAGCCGCAGCTGTTGTCATACCAGTACCAGTTGTGTAGTTTGGACCTGCAGCTGGGATTGGTGCGTCATTAAGCACAGCAGGGTTTTCACCATTCTGTGCAGTTTGTGAGAATCCAGTGTTCGTTGAAGAACCAGCAGCATTTCTACCACTGAAGTCTGAATCAGCTTCGTTAAATAAAGCTTCTGTGCCAGATTGACTAGAGAATCTACTTCTCATTGCAAATATAAGACCAGTTGGTCCTGACATAGGTTGTACGCCACAAATATCGTAAGCGATAAGATTTGGCATTGCTCTTCTAACTAAACTGATAAGAATTGGATTCCAGTTTTGTATAGATGAACCAGTAGCGTTTGAAGGAGCCGACTCAGACATAAACTGAGCGTCTTCTTTTAAACTTTTCTCTTGGTTCTCTAGTACAACAGAAGTGACTGCTCTTTTATAACTATCACCGATCTTTGGAAGATCAGGATGGTCTAAAACAGGCTGCCACTTGTTTTGTATAGATTCTGATAAAAACATATTTTTATCTCTCCTTTTTCTCTTTTAGTTTAATTAAACTACTAAAAAGTTATTAGTATAACTTCTTAGCTTGGTTTTTACTAATTGCAGCTGTGTATGCAGCCATTGACTCAGATACAAAAGCATCCGAAGTCATGTTATCTGTTGCAGCTACTTCATTAGATTCAGTATCACTTGCTTTTGATTTCGGAAAGTAAGAATTTTTAATTGTTTCTACTTTCGTTCTATAATCAGCAGCATCCACATACTCAATACTTTCTGCTAAACCTTTAAGTTTTTCAGTTTCAGTTTCAGCAAGGTCACTAGATACGTCATTTATAATGTCGTCTTTAGCAAATTCGCCAATTTTCTGATTTAACTCTACATTAGATTCTAATGTTTTGTTCATATCTTCTTTTAACTTAATGATTGTTGCAGCTTGATCCTCAACAACATCAAATTTACTTTCAGGTAAATCAATGTAATGAGTTTCAAAAAGTTTCTTCATGCCACCAATAAAGTCTTCAGTAATTTCTGCCTTTAGACCTTTTTCGATAGCCAATTCGTTGTCTTTCATCCAAGACTCGACAACGTAATTTAGATAAGCGTCAACTTTTTCTACGATTTCTGATTTAGTTTCTTCAACTTTATCAGCAACTTTTGATTCGTATTCGCCTTCTAATTTTTCAATTTCTTCTACAAGTTTTGCTTTAACAGCAGATTCGAAAATTGTAGCAGCTTTTGCTTTAAACTCTTCCGATAGTTCTTCACCATCTGTAAGAGCAGCTACGTCTTCTTTCATATCCATGTCTTTTACTTTATCTTTTGCAGAAGCTTTAATATCTTTTTTATCTTCTTTTTCGTCTTCTTCTTTAACTTCTTTGTCGTGTTCTTTATTTGCTTTGATGTCTTTTTTCTTTTCGTCTTCAGACTCTTCTTTCATCTCTTTGTCTTTTTGAGATTTGATGTCTTTCTTCTCACCATCGTGAGCAGTTTCTTTTTTGTCTTGCGACTTTTTCAAAGCGTCTAAAGCAGCCTTAGGCATTTCGCCCTCTGACATTTCTTTTTCCTTATCAGCTTGCGCCTTTAATTCTTTTTCTTTGTCAGCCATAGTTTCTTTCATCTTTTCAATCTCAGCTTTGATCATGTCAGATTTCTTATGGTCTTCTGCTTCTTTCATTTCTTTTTCTTTGTCATTTACTTGAGCGTTCATTTTTTTAATGTCAGCTTGTGCTTTCATCATCTTTTCTTTTTCTTTCTCGTCAGCTTCTTTAACTTCTTCCTTGTCTTCATAAGTTTCAGACTTAGGTTTCATGTCGTAATTAGCTTTAAGAGATTGCATTGGCTCAGCAGGTTTTGCACTTTTTTGTTGTGGGTCACCAGTAATGTGGTTTACCCCTTGTGCGAAATCAATTTTGCCATCAGTTGGGCTTGTGACAGCCTTAGTGATAACATTCTGAATAGTTGCCCCTAAAGTTTTAGGTGCTTCTGCTGGAGCGGCATTTTTTTTCGGCGCCATAGCGTCAGTTTTACCGTTTTCCATTTTAGTTTTCCTCTTCTTTTTATATTAAAATTGCAATAATTGGACTATAAAATAGTCAACTATTATTTATAAAATTACAGCTTTTTAAGAAAGTTCTCAAACACAATAGCATTTTTCTCTGCTCTTGCGATTCGTTCTTTACTCTCAACCTGTACTTTTAATTCTTTAACCTCTGCTTCTTTCAAAATCCCATTATTCCAAATCCATTCTTTGCCTTCCATTATGCCTTCTACAAAAGCGTCTGGAGCAGATGGATCAGCAACTATATCAGCTGCTGTCGCAAGGTAAAAATCGTTGTTAACTACATTGGCACCTTGACTATTTGATAGTGTGCCCATACCTCGGGAAGAAACGCCTAATCTTGCACCTTCATCTATAAGTGACTTCACAATTTTTCCATATGGTGTGTCTAGGACTCTTGCTTCTCCGATAAAATTATTGCCTTCTGGATACAGAGCTTTAATCATATGACTAACTCTTTCTAGGTTGACGGTGGGACCGTCTGGATGACCTAGTTCGCCAAATGCTCTGTTTTTATTGATAAATTCTCTGTTGTATCTAACAACTTCTCTTTGAAGAATCTCTTTTGGATACATTCTGCCATTCTTATTTTTGATGTCAGATTGCATAAAGATACCTTTGATGGCATAATTTTTTTTGCCATTAGTTTCTTCTACAATGTATTCCGCTTGTTCTATTTCTTCGGTAATTAGCTTCATAAGTATCTATCTCTTAATTTCTCTACTAATATTTATACAAATTATTATCTAAACTCGGCAATAATTGTGTAATTATCACCATTTGCAAAATTTTTTGTAGATAGTAAAACATCACCTGTAGGTGTTGTCGAGTTATTTGTTATCTCATTACCATCTGCTCTTAAATCGAAAAAACCTTGACCAGACAATAAAACTGCGGTAGCGTTAGTTTCGCCATCCCATATAAGTTCTACTGCTGACTTACTATCAGACGTATTAATAGAATAATATAACTTTGATATTTTTCTATTTCCATCCTCTGTCATAAAAGTTAATTCAGAAGCGTCAACTTTTTTGACTAGGGTCTCACCTGTACCGTCAGAGAAGTTTGTAAGTTTAGTTGTAAACTTGACACCTGAAGTATCTGCGATTGTTAAGCTTGAAACTGTATCAGCCATTTGTAAATCCTTTTTCTTTTCTAAATTCTACTACTATATTATATGTTGACACCGTACTATCAGATGACACAAGCACGTCACCTGTCGGATTGACAAGTGTTATGCCTGTGTCTTCTTGTTTAATTCGTGGTTCGTTTTTCTTCAAACCGTAATTACCACGCCCACTAAATTGTGTAGCAGCTTGTTCATCTGTCTCAGCGTCAAAGAAAAAAGTTAAATTTCCCGAACCGAGTATCTCGTAATACAAGTGTGCAATTGACAAGTTAGGACTTGACGTTGCGCCTGATAATATACTTGCGTCTAATAATGTTTGTTTTGTTTCACCACCTAAACCATTTGCTTTAACAATAACTTTTTTATTATCATCAGCTAATGTTTCAGTAATGATCGCCATTATTAACTATAATTAAAATTGTCTTTTACTACTTCAATTACAACATAACCACTTGCACTTACCGTTGTGATTGAAATATCACCATCGGTTGCATGTGTAGCAGCACCTGCTGAGTTCACAATTGTACCTGCGTTATAAACATCACTACCTGATAGTGATATTGCTTTCTCTGCTGTTGCACCATTTTTTATAAATGATAATGTAGCGTAACCTGTAAGCGCAAATTTTAGACCTCTAATTTTTAACTGCCCACCATTTTGGTGTGCGTCTAATCCAGAAGCGTCAATTACGGTTGTGGTAGCGCTGTCATTTGTAAATTCCACTAATACTTTTGCAAAACCTCTAGTATCTGATAGAGTTCTTGTTGATATTGCCATATGCTATTCCCTTTACCTTTATCTTCTTAAAATTGTTAATGTTTCTTTGTCAAAGTATTTCATTAAATCGTTCACTTTAACATTATACATTTTAGAGGCCGCTTTGACATTCTTCTCAAAGTCAGCGATTACATCTGCTGATTTATCAGCAGCTCTAAAAACCATATCTACAGCTTTTTTCATCTTAGGCGATAACTTATTATATTGCCTAGTTCGCTTGTAGTCGTTGCCGTCAGTAATTATTTCTTCTCTAAATTTACTGAGCGTCTTGGTCATTACTTGGCACCTCTTCAGCAGGAGTTTCCTCTGCTGATTGTTCTATGTTATCACCTGTAAAAGGATCAGCCTCAGGTGCTATAACACCTTGTTGACCTGTAAACATAGATTTAGCCACATCAGTTTTAGCGTCATCTAAAGAAGCAGCAATCTTATCTGACATGGTGTCATTAAAGTTTTTCTGTGCTTCTGTATTGTCGCCTTTATCCAAGTTATCTACGAAATTTTTTAAATTTTCTTTACTCATCTTTTATTTCCTTTTTTTCACTTGATTGTTCAGGTTCTACAGGTTGTTCTTTCTGTATTTCATCATCAATCATTTTTTGTTCTAATTCATTTTGTTTTAAAATTTTTGTTCTTACATATTGATGACTAAAATACTTACCAACATATTGTTCTAAATCTCTAGCAAGACCCACTCGTTCTCTCATCATCTCACTATGTTTTAGTTCAGCAAAGTATCCATCTTGTAAGTAAGTGTATGTAATATCATTTTGCATATTGTCCCATTCTTCAGGAGCAATAACACCTTTTAAAACAAGTTGTGTTTTTAATAGATCATGGAATAACATACAGAATTTTTTTCTTAATCTGCCTACAAATTTAGTAAACTTAACTTCATCTCTACTAATTTCAGCTGCACGACCAAGGTTAAATCCTGATCCACTTTCTAATCTACTAATAGGTACGTTTAGAGAACGATATAGTTTTCTTTGGAAGTATTCTATATCTTGTATCTCACCTAGGTTTTGACCACCAGGTAAAGTTGTAATTTCAGTTCCTCTTCCACCTTCTCTACGAGGTAACCAAAAGTCTTCTAACATACTCATATAGTTTCTGTCATCTCTTACTTCACCTGTACTTGCGTCATATACAAGTTTATTTCTATATCTAGCCATAACATCTCTTAAATATTGTTCAGCCTTGATCTTAGGTAAATTACCTACATCAATATAGAATATTCTTCTTTCAGGTGCACGAGCAATTCTGTATATTACAACAGCGTCTTCAATCATTCTTAATTGATTGACAGGTTTAATTGCTTTATGTAAATAAGATAAAACTAAATTATGTGTCTGATCTATAAGACCAGAAGGGCAATATGCAATTGCGTCTGTAGCAATCTTTAATCCACCTACGTTTGAAGCTGCTGTAGGATGTATTCCCTTTTCATTATACATAAAGTATTCCTGAAATTTATCAGAGAAAGAGAAAGAGCCTGGCACGCCATCTACTCTTTGTTTTCTAACTTCTCTTATCTTCTTAATCTTTCTAGGATCAATATATCTTAATTCTGTTATCCCTAATCTTGGTGAATCTTTATCTATAATCTTATGATAATAAACTCTACCATCAACATACCATCTTCTAAAGATGTCATGTCCTTTTATATCAAAACTTAATAGTTTAAGTACCTCACCAAATGACTCTCTCATTTTTCTTTTGATTGAATCACTATAATTTACTCTACTTAAATCTAGTTGTACTGATTGTTGATTTTCATTAGAGACTATTGCTTCTGAAACAATATCCTCTATTGCAAGGTCACACTCGGGATGTAGTGCTACCTCTCTATATCTTCTTATTAAGTCTAGTTCGTTTCTAGCATTTGTATCGAACCCACCGTAAGACGCAAAGAACCCACCAGCAGGGACGGTTTGTGTTCCGTCCTCTGCTTGTGGAGGTACTATGTTTTGTCTTGGATCGGTTGACTGAGTGCCTAAACGCTCTATCTTAAACCCAAATAGTTCTGCCATATTATATCCTCAATTCTACTTAATTATTTAGTCGTCTATTAAGTAGTAGTATTTGTTTCAAAGTATTGGTATCTATGCGTTGCAGTAAAAGATTCTACTGCATTGTTAGTACCGTAATCCAGACCAATGTCGTCCAATGTTATTGGGAACATTCCTCTGAAAGTGTATGATTTAATCACGTTACCGTTTCGGTCTAATTGGTCAACGAAAGAGTCAACTTGATAGTCAGCAGGATTAACAAGGCCTTCATTATCAGACATATTGTTAATACCATTTAACCATCTCTCGTATGCGTTTCTAATTAAAAAGTCAGTATCATTTAGCATAGTTGTAGTCCATGTACCGAATGTTCTATCACCCGCTACATATAACTCCCTACCTCTAAATGGTATCGCAACTTCTCCCAAGGTCATTCCTGGTAGACTTGTTGATGTACATAAGAAAGACATTGTTTCAGTCTCTCCACCTACACTTGCAAATCCAGGGAAAGGCATTGTCACTCTGAACTGATTGGCTCGAGCTCCACCGCCTCTTAACTTACTTTTAAAGTCATTTATATTTGGCATGGTTCTACGCTCCTATCACTTCTTCAAACGAGACGCCTGTTCTTGTCGCCACGAATGTTAGAGTTATAAAGTTGATTGATCTAGCAGGTTTGACAAAAATGTCAGCTCTAAATTCATTTCTATCAATGACATCGCCTGTATTGTTTGTTTCGTCACAAACAACCAAGAAGTCTGTAATACCTCTTCGGCCTTGTACATCTCTTAAAAATGGCTCTACAATGTTTCTAAATTGTGCTCTTGTAAATTCGTCATTAAACTCGAACAATTGAAATTTAGAAGCAGTTGATATTGCCTTCTCTAAAGTAATGAATAGTCTTCTTACATTTATTCTATCAAACGCACTAGGAGCAGATAATCCAGTTTTATCACCAAACAAGATTGTACCTTGTCCTGGGAATGTAACCACTGGGTTTATTCTAGCTCTGTATAAATCATCTCTTTGTGTTTTGTTAGGATTATAAGCAAGTTTAACTGCACCTCTTACTACACCTCTGTTAAAACCAGCAGGTGAGAAGTGTGAGTCTGCAACTAGATCCGTTCTAGCACATAAACCCGCCATATCTCCGTTTAATGGTACAAATCTGAATACGTCAGCATATTTGTCGTAAGTATATTTGTAACCACTATCAAATACTACAAATGAAGATGATCTGATTGAATTAAAAAATCCAGTCACGTTGGTTGTTTGCGTCACACTATTTGCAACATTAACTACATCACTTCTTTCAGGAGAAACAAATACTACTGCGTCTTTTCTGTTTTCTGCGATTGTAATTAGGTTGTCAATGTGTGTTGCGTCACATGTACCAGCGATGATTAGATTTATGTCTGTTGTCTCAGCGTCTTCAAATTTCTCATAAGCAGTTTTCATTTGGCCAACTGTAGCAGCTGAACCGTCTGCACCGCCTCTTAATGAGTCATTTTTAATTGTTGTGACAGCAGTAAATGTTGTTGATTGAACAGCAGATCCCCAATTAGTACCACTAGTATGATGATCCATCCAATAAACATAAGCTGATTTATTGTATATTACATCTGGATAATAGTTAGTATCTCCTTGTGGAGTTTTTGCGTCAGAAGCTTTTGATAATGAATCATATACTTCTAATATATCTCCTGCTTTTCCTGTTATGCCACCGTCTTCGTCAACTACTACAACGTGTAATTCATCATTAACACCTGATCTGTCAGAAGCATATGGTGATGTTCCTGGAGCAGCATTAACTAGATCATAATATTGCCATCTTCTTCTTACAGCAGATCCGTTAGCAACAGCAGTATGTAAACCGCCTACGCCTGATGGATGTCTTACGATTGTAAGTGTAGTTGAAGCAATACCTGTAATTCTATATTCATAACCGCCAGTTTCGCCAAAGTTTATAATATCTCCGACTGATATACCAGATACGGATGCTACCGTTACCGATGTATCTCCAACAGCTAAGTTAGTGTTATTTACAGTTGTTTTTGATGTTTCTTCATATGCAGTTGAACTTGGACAGATGGATATTTTTAAGTTGTTACCATGAGCACCTGCTGTTCTTGCAGCCCAAAGTCCTACTGAACCTTGACCTGTAGCATAGTTATCTTGGTAGGCTTGTGTGTTGTTGATCAATACGCCACTTGCGTTAGCAGTTGCG